CCTGCTCATAGCCATCGCCAAACTGCGCCGCACGCACCGTCTGGCTGTATTCAACAGGGCCAGCGCCGAGCTGCGAGCGCCAGCTGTAGGTTTCGACTGGCATGTTTGCTCCATAAAAAAGCCCCGCATTAGCGAGGCTTGGGGTGGTTGAAAGCCCCGGACTGGGCTTGGTTGTTAGTCGGTTCTGCATGAACTCATTCGGAAGGTGTAGCACCACAGCGACAAATTTAAGAGCCCAGATGACAATGTGCTTCTTAATAGATTGCTGTAATATTGCGCGCCATTCAAATCAACTGCTCGCTTTTCAATCAACTAAGATTAGCTAAGACACCCTTTGATATGTCAAAATCTAACATGGAGTTATAAGCTGCCACAGAGCGGCCCTGCCCCATCGCATCTTTAATTAAAGGAGTTTCCAATGGGGTTTAGATTTCGCAAACGAATCCGAATTGCTCCCGGACTCGCTATAAATATCAGCAAAAGCGGCGTAAGCACATCAATCGGTAAAAGCGGCTGTACCACAAATATCAGCAGTAGAGGCGTAAAAACAACGCTTGGCATCCCTGGCACTGGAATTTCATACACTGCCGGTACTTCAGGGAAAAAATCTGCTAATAAGAAAGGCAGCAGCATAATTAGCAATCTTATTTGCTTATTTATTTTATTTGTGCTTTACAAAGTTTTTACTTCATAAATTCTTATTACAATAACCTGCATAAACATCGCATTACATTAATATTGGTAAGGATTAACAAATGAAAAAAGTACTAGCACTGTTACTGGTAGTAGCATTCGGCTTGATGACCACTAACTCAATGGCCTGCCCGAAAGGTACACATCCGCATGGTGGAACTGGTTCGCATCACGCGGGCGGCACTTGCTACTAACAGTTGGGCGGCTTCGGTCGCCCTTTTAATATCAAAAGCACATCTGAGTAGGTTATCAAGCCTCCACAGAGCAGCCCTGCACTATCGCTTCATATTTGTTCAGAAGGTCACATGAACCGGGTTTGGCTAATCGTGTTGATTGTCACAATTTGCGCTGGTTTGGCGCAGGATTACATAACTGAAAAAGCAGCTGAACGCATTACTACAATCAGACAGTCATGTGTGATTGGGCATGGTTGCAAGAACATGTAGCCCATCTGAGTGGGCTGTTATTGAAGTCCGGCCAGGACTTGGTGGTTATGGTCAGTTATGTTTAACTTCCGCTCAATTCTTCAAGTCGGTAATCAGTTTTACCGTCTTTATCTTCGACGCATACAGCTCTGAATTTCTGCTCAAGGCCGAATTTGTTCTTGGCGCTAAACTCCTGTGTTGCGTAAAACTTCCCGTCATTACCCAGCAACCTTTTTGCACCAAACGCAGACATATTCAGGGTGCTTTTTTTAAGGACTGATTTTTTAACGTAAGCATCACAGGATTCACGAAGCTGATCCAGTTTCGCATCAGAAAGTTCTTTGGCCTCTTTCTGCTTCTTTTCTGCTTCGGACGGCTTATTAAGTACAGCAGCAATACCGACCACAATGATGAGAAGAATAAGCATCCCAACAGTCTTGAGAATTTTCATAAATATTTTTTTAAGCACTATCATCCCCTGATTAGTATGTTTTTAAACATGATAACCAGGGGATGCATTGCTGTAACCAGGCGCGCGTGATATTGCCATCTCAGGATCACAACCTAGGGTCACTTGCTCTGGAACTGCCTGCCAAGAAGGCCATCGCTTCGAGCAGCCCTCACAAGGATCTCCGTTACCTTAGTTTCTATTTCTTTCCCTAACGCCCGCGCTGCAGCGCTGCCATCCCCAGACGTGTTAGATGATGCATTGCCCTTATTATCCACATAAATATCTATGTTGACCTGCGGCTGCGCACCCCCCCCACCCTGTGCCCTGACACCAAGCCGGCCAGCGGAATCACGCGTCAGCGGCATGATTGCCTCAGCGCCAGCCTCAGCGAAGACACCCCCCTTGGCAAACTTAGAGGCCCCCTGGAATGTGAAATACTGAGGTGTATCGTACACGCCATTCACATACTTACTGAGGCCCGGAGATTCATATACTCCGCCTTTAGCGTTAAATGTTAAACCTGCAGCTGCGTTCGCGTATGCTCCACCAGGTGTGTTGCCACCTCCTGATCCCCCACTTACCCACCCCATCGCAGCCTGTACTGCATAGGCAACCATGAGGCGGTTCGTCACATCCAGGATCATCTTGAGCATCGATTTCCCGAACTCTTTAACCGATGCTTTGCCTGTTGTCATAAGCTCGGTCAGCATGTCGCTCAGTCCTGTTAGCGTGGAGCTGGCAACATTCTTTACGGCATCGTAGGTATTTGTGGCGGCGTCCAGATACTCATTCCAGCCGCTTACTGCACCAGCTTTCCAGTCACCGCGCAGCTTATCCTCTTCGGCGTAGTAATTGCGAAGTGCTGCCAGCTCTTTTTCATAACCAGCATCTTCAAGCTTGCCACCGCCATTCAGCCATCCCTGTCGAAGCTGAGCTTCTTCCATCAGGCGCTGCGTTTGACGACTACTTAACCCGGCGCTATCACGCAATGCATCGGTTTTTTCAGCCATCTGGGTGACATATTTGTTTGCCTGCTGCGCCAGCCCGTTAATCTTCTGCTGGGCCTCAACTTCCTTATTTTTCTGATCCACAACTTTGGCGGCGTTGAGGATGGCCTCACGGTTCGATAGAAGAGATTTCTCCTGTGCGCTCAGAGCGCGAGACTTAGCAGCCTCGTCCAGCTCGGCAAAATGGGATTGCTGTTTGCTGAACTCGGTATTTTTGGCGTGAATATCTCCCGTTTGACGCAGCGTTTCGAGCGTTTCCGTTAGGGTTCTGGCCTGAGCGCGGTAGTTTTCCAGGGTGCGATCGCCAGCATCCAGCATAGCTCTTGCCTCTTTGGCCTTTTTCGCGGAGTCTTCTGCAAGCTTCGAGACTGCGTCTCTCGATTCGCGACTGGATCCCCCCTCGCCTTTTACCTTGGACCCTCGCGCTTCGGCTTCATAGCTTGCCTGTGCGTTAGGCGCAGTGACTCGCTTCCAGAGTTCGGCGTAGCGTTTTTTGTTCGCCGCGATCTCTTTGTCAGCTTCTGCCCCAGCCTTTTTCATGGCCTCGACATCCATGCCGAGGAAGTCCGTAATTGCCCCACCGCCAGGTATTTTCTCAGCCCAGCCAGCTAAAGTGCCGGTGAATTTGGCATCCAGTAAGGTGATATTGAGGAAGAGATCTTTGATGGAGGACTTAACCAGTTCGAAAATATCGATTATCTGGTTTCCCCAGGCGCGTACTGTAATACCGATGTCACCAAAGGTATCAGAAGCGCTCTTCTTGAGGCTTTCCCACGTCTGACCGATATTATCGGTCGCTTTATTGGTCTCCTCAGCGCGCTTTGCCATTACGCCTGCGAACAACTCAATAGCTTCGGTAACCGCCGCCTGCTCACCTTTCTGCTTATGCAGCTGGATGATGTGCTTCATCATGGCTTCATCGACAAAGCCATATTGTTCGTTCAGGCTGGCCAGCCCTTTTACCGGATCGCTGACAATTTTGCCGAAGTCGGACATCGCCGCTTTGGTGTCGCTTCCAGCCTTGCCCATGAGGGTGATGGAAGTGGCAATTTGTTTCATCTGGCTGGCGGTATATTTGCCAGTATCGTTCAGCGTAACCAGCGTATCCACGGTGGAACTGATGGATGAATTCGTCTTGCCTGCCACCTCCTCAGCGGCCTGGTTAAGCTGCTGCATTGAGGCGAAGCCAGCTCCCCCCATCATGATGACCGAGCGCGCCACCTGATCGAACTGTTGAGACGAACTATATGCAGCAGCGGCCAGCAGACCGATGGTGCCGACCAGCCCGGCCAGCGCAATCGTGGTTGGGTTAATCATCCCAGCCATGCTGCGGATGTATTCGCCGACGCCAGTGAGTGCCCCCTGGACCCCGCCAAACTGGTCTTTAATCTGCCCGCCCTGCTGGAGCAGGATCAGGAACGGAGACTGCCCACCAGCCAGCTGCGTGGCGATATCGGTGAACTGTGCCGGTAGTGTGCGCATTGCTGCGCTGTACTGACCCACAGAGATACCGGCGCGTCGTGCTGCGGCCTCCTGCCGGGATAGCGCCTCAGGCAGCACGTCAGCCACGCCAGAGAGCCGTTCACGGGTCTGGTTGAGGATGGTGTTGAAATGCTCGAACTGGGTGCCGTTAATGCGCCCCGCTTCGAAGTGTGCCACCAGCTGCGCATGCTGCTCGTCCAGCGAGTTGAATGCGCGGATCGTCGGGTCGATTGACCCCAGCAGGTTCTTCAGTGCGGCTGATTGCTTCTCTGCCGCCTGGGTGGCCGCGAGTTCTGCCTGGGCACGCGCAGCTGCTTCGCCGGTATCCGTCAGCTTAAGCCGGGTATCGTCCAGGATTTTGTTGTAGTGCTGAAAATCATCG